GTTTAAATTATTATATAATACTATTTTTTAAACATACAATCCATATAATGATGTAGCATCCTTATCTTTTTTTATTAATTTGTCTACAATATCTTTTGTAACTGTAAAAGGAAACTCAACCTTTAAGGACATATCTTCTTCAAACAAATTTGAACCTGGCCTCATTAAACGATATAAATTGAGCTTTGTATAAATTATTTCTAAGCATCTCTTTAAATTTCTAACACCATCTTCCTTATTACAAAGATTTTCAATAATATAATGAATAGCAGAATCCGGAATAATTATTTCCTTATCATCAAATTTAACTTGTTCACGAATTCTTGGTAATAGATAATTATTGGATATTACTGTTTTTTGTTTTTGATTATATCCCTTTGTTTGAATTCTGTACATTCTATCTTTTAAAATTGGATTAATTTTGCTTTCATCATTATAACTAAATATAAATAAACATTTGCTCAAATCAAAATCAATCTCAGCAAAATACTTATCGTGAAATTGACTATTTTGTGATGTGTCAGTTAAATGTGTTAATATTCCAGCTATTTCTTCACCTTTTGGAGTGTCACTAATTTTATCAAGCTCATCAAAATAAATTACTGGATTCATACATTTGCTATCAATTATAATTTGAACAATTTTACCCCAAGTGCTTCCTTCATATGTGTATGAATGACCCTCTAAGAAACTACTGTCAGTTGCTCCACCAAGAGCAATAAAAGCAAATGGTCTATTAAGAATCTTACTTATTCCTTCCTTAACAAGCGAAGTTTTTCCTGTACCTGGCGGTCCGTGAATAGCAATAGCAGTACCAATTGCCTTAGGATTAGTTATTAGCTGACCTAACATTTGCATAATCTGCATTTTAGCATCATTTAATCCATAAACTGCTTCATCCAGAGTTTTTTGAGCGTTTGCCATAAAATCGTGACATTTATCAACACCATCCTCAATACAAATAGGTAATGTCAAATATTTATCAAAAGGCATTCTCATAAAAGTATCAACCCAATTTTTAATTTTATAAAATTCTCCAGCACCTGGTTCAATATATCTTAGTGAATTAATTTTTTTCATAGCCGCAGCTTTTAAAGCAATTGGTATTGTTGATTCTAAAAGTGTCATTCTGTAAGGTTTCTCGATTCTAACTAATTTATTTATTTCCTTTAACTCTTTAATAATTTTCTTTTGTTCTTCTATTTCCATTTTTGAAAAGAATGAAAAGTCATTTGTTGTATTTTTATCTCTAATGATTTTTTTAAATATTCTAGAATTTTTATCCTTATGCTTTTTATCTTTTTTATCCTGAATTTTTTGAGCTTTTTCAATTTCTTTTTCACAAAATTCAATACATTTTTGAATAGTTTTATTTGTTGAATGTTTTTTTTTAATTTCAGTTAGTTCTGAAAGAAGCTCTTTATTATTTGTGTTATCAAGTATATTAGGTTTTTTTGATTCTTTCAAATCTGTACTAGTTTTAGCATCTTCATTTTTTGTATTCTTTTTATTCTTTTTAGGTTTTTCTTCTTCGGATTCTTCTTCCTCTTCTTCTGAAGAAACTGATTCATCTTCATCTTCTGTTTCTTCATCTTCTTCTTCTGAATCATCATCATCTGTCTCCCATTCATCATCATCTGGATCTTCCACACTTCCAATTGTAAAAATTATATTGTATTTATTTGAATTTTTTGGACTACTTATTTCATCATCTTCCTCATCAGAAGAGTCTTCAGAGCCTAATGATATATCTTCATTTTCACTGTCAGATTTATTTTTTTCTTTTTTATTTTTTTTATCCTTTTTTCCTTTTTTATTTGGTTTAACTATTTCTTCCTCTTCTTCCTCTTCCTCAGAAGAAGATTCTACAATTCTCTTTTTATTTTGTTTCTTTTTATTATTTTTTGATTTTTTTGGAGGTACATAATCAGAGTCAGAATCCGAATCTTCTTCATATTCCTCTTCCTCTTCTTCAATACATTTTTTTAATTTTTCTCCAGCTTTAATTTTTTTGTTTAAATGCTTTGATGGAAACATAGTTGATAAAAACTTTCGATATTCTTGAGCATCCATTTCATCAGATTCGCTGTCACTTGAATAATTATCATCACTGTTATCTGATTGTTCATTAGTTTTTCTTCTTCGCGATAATTCATCCATTTTTTTGGATTTATTATTTTGATTCTTTCTTGTAATTTTACTTTTAGTATCGATTGGCATTATATATACAATACATTTAATCTTTAAATTTAAATTTAATATCAATTTTATTTATTATTAATAAATTTAGGTATAAATAAAATTGATATTAAATTAAAATAAAATTGAATTAAAAAACAATCTAAATCTAAATATTATATTATATAAGAGATGTCACAAACTAGAAGTTCTAATATGTCAAATAGTTCTAAAATTATCGGTATTCAATTTAGTATTTTATCACCTGAAGAAATTAGAAAAAGTTCAGTTGCTGAAATAACAAGTAGGGATACTTATTTAAATAATAAACCAATTATTGGAGGTTTATTTGATCCAAGAATGGGTGTTTTAGAGCCAGGATTAATTTGTCCTACTGATGGATTAAATTATATGCAAACACCTGGTTATCACGGTCATATTAATTTAGCAAGACCTGTCTACTATATTCAGTTTTTAAAAGATATCCAGAAATTTTTAAAATGTGTTTGTTTTAAGTGTAGCAAACTGTTAATAAGTAAAGAAAAATACAGTCAAGCACTTAAACTTGTTGGAGAACATCGTTGGAAATATGTATCAACTTTAGCAAGTAATATTAAACGATGTGGTGAAGACACAGATAACGGTTGTGGATGTTTACAGCCCAATAAAATTAGAAAAGAAGGTCTTGCTACTATTTTTGCGGAATGGAAAAATGATAATCAGGCCGAAGGCGAAGACGCAACAATTGTTATAAAACTTACACCTGAAATGGTCTTAAAAATATTTAAAAGGATATCAGATGAAGATGTATCATTTATGGGGTTTAGTCCTGTTTGGTCTCGCCCAGATTGGATGATTTGTCAAGTAATGTCAGTTCCTCCTCCAGCTGTTAGACCATCTGTAAAGCACGATGCTCAACAGCGTTCTGAAGATGATTTAACACATATTCTAGTAAATATAATTAAAACAAATAAAACTCTTCAAGAAAAAATTCAAAACAATGCTCCAGCAAATGTTATTGATGATTGGACCACTGTGTTACAGTACTATGTTGCTACTCAAGTTGATAATAAGATTCCTGGAGTAGCATCTGTAGCTCAGCGTTCTGGAAGACCTTTGAAATCAATTAAAGACAGATTAAATGGAAAAGGTGGTAGAATGAGAGGCAATTTAATGGCTAAACGTGTTGATTTTAGTGCGCGTTCAGTTATTACTGCTGATCCTAATATTTCTATAAAAGAGCTTGGTATTCCTATGAAAATCGCCAAGAATATTACAAAACCTGTAACAGTGAATAAACTTAATAGATTATTCTTAATGAAGTTAGTACAAAATGGTCCTGAAATTTATCCTGGGGCTAAAATGTTAGAAAAGAAAAATGGTGAAGTTATTACTTTGCGATATGTTGATAAAAAATCACTCGTTCTAGAAGAAGGCGATATTGTACACAGACATATGATGGATGGTGATGCGGTGTTGTTTAATAGACAACCTACACTTCACAGAATGTCAATGATGTGTCATATTGCTCGAATTATGCAGCGAGGCGATACTTTTAGAATGAATGTTGCTGACACAAAACCATACAATGCCGATAAACTTTGTGATGATAAATCGTCACAGATTAGTTTCAAACTAGTCAATGTTGGCAACAGGGAGCGTTAAAAGCGTGTAACTCCCTAGTCTCTTTTGAGGCAAGACTTCTTGTTGCGGGAAACCCCTTAGAGCCTTCACTACCACTCTAATACCGAAAGGTATAAAGAGGAACTCGGTTAATAGCCGAACCCAATGGTAAAAATGTGAAGGATTGGGCAATCCGCAGTGTTACTTTCTAAATCCGTTATGATAGGATATGAAAGGCATTCAGAGACTGAACGGAAGCCGGTAGATAATGATGGTCTAATCAACCTGAATCTGCTTAAGATACAGTCCGGCCCTTTGGGAAACCTTTGGGAACAACCGTTTGACGGGGATAGACATATGTAAATAACATTTTGTCCCCAACAGGGAGCGTTAAAAGCGTGTAACTCCCTAGTTAATTGATTCTTAATAAAAAAAGCACTTAAAAATAAAATATATTATTATAAAAAATGGAACTGTCAAAAAACTTAGAACTATCAAATACAATTTTAGATGAACCAACAAAAAGATATTGCGAAATATATAAAATAGTAAATCTTTCAAATGGAAAGATATATGTAGGACAAGCAGTGTCTCATATATTGAACCATAAAAGATATAGACCTTACGGACACGAAGGACGATTTAGATGTCACATATCAGAAGCATTTTCAACAAAAAAAAATCAATCACATTATTTAAATAATGCCATCAGAAAATATGGTGTTGCTGATTTTGTAGTTGAATTAATAGAATTTTGTGAAATTGCTAATGCTGATGAACGTGAGATACACTACATTAAGGAATTAAATAGTTTATTTCCTAATGGTTATAACCTAAAAAATGGTGGAAGTGTATTTACTCATAGTGATGAAAGTAAGAAACGTGTATCTAATGGTGTAACAAACTATTATAAAGATAAAAAAAATGAGCGGTTTAAAAATATCAAAAAAATAGATGATGATATTGAAAAATATATTAAACCGTTAAAAAGAAATAATACGCAATATGGTTGGTATGTTTATATTGATAGAATTAAAGCAGATTTTGGAGGAGTTCATATTTCATTAGATGAAAGCAAATTAAGTGCAATAGAATTTATAAATAATTTAAAGAATCAATTAGCAACGTGACCAAATTGCTGGAAGTTCCTTAGAGCCTTCACTACCACTCACTTTTGGAAACAAATTTGAGGAACTCGGTTAATAGCCGAACCCAATGGTAAAAATGTAAAGGATTGGATAATCAGCAGCCAAGCCCCTAAACTCGTTATGATAGAGAATGGGGAAGGTTCAGAGAGTAGACGGTTACGGGTCTCATATGATGGTCTAATCAACCTGATGAGGCACAAGGTGTACTCCGGCCCTTTGGGAAACCTTAGGGAAATTCATGGAAATGAATTTACATATGCCTCAGGATCCGGAGTCTGAGGCGGAATTGAGAAACTTAGCGGCAGTGCCATACCAAATAATAAGCCCCGCAAATAATAAATCAATTATTGGAATTTATCAAGATTCAATGCTTGGTTGTTACCAATTTACAAGAGAAAAAGAATACACTAGAGGTTCTATAAGTGTAAAAGAAGGAATAAGATTTGAACCAAGAGACGCAATGAATTTATTGATGATGTTTGATGGTGTAAATGAATATAAATTATTAGAAAACGCATCAAAAGAGAGTGGAATTACAAATTTTGATATTTTGAGTCAAATTATGCCACCATTATCTTTGAAATACAAAACAAAGTCATTTAAAGATGATAAAGATGAATTTAGTACATCAAATAAAGTATTAGAAATTAAAAATGGTGAATATATTCGTGGACAAATGGATAAAGGTGTATTAGCTGATGGAACTAAAGGTCTTTTACATAGAACCTGTAATGATTTCGGAAATATGGCCTCAGCTAAATTTATTGATGACTTACAAAATATTATTACAGAATATATGAAATCAAGCAGCTTCAGTGTTGGTATTAGCGATTTGATTTCAGATGAAAAAACTAAAAGTGAAATTATTGAAGTTATTACAAGAAAAAAAACAGATGTCAAAAATTTGATAGACCAAGTTCAAATTGGAATATTTGAAAACAACACTGGTAGAACAAATGAACAAGAATTTGAAACACAAGTAAATAATATTCTCAATAAAGCAACTGATGAGTCAGGTAAAATTGGAAGAGAAAAATTAAGTAAAACTAATGGATTTGTTACTATGGTTAATTCTGGTTCAAAAGGTTCAGACTTGAATATATCATTTATGATTTCTTGTCTTGGACAACAAAACGTTGATGGAAAACGTATTCCATATGGGTTTGAACATAGAACATTGCCTCATTTTACAAAATATGATGATTCTCCAGGTGCTCGAGGATTTGTTGAAAGCTCATATATCAATGGATTAACTCCTCAAGAATTATTCTTCCACGCTATGGGTGGTCGTGTTGGTTTAATTGATACAGCTGTCAAAACATCAACAACTGGATATATTCAAAGAAAATTAATTAAAGGTTTGGAAGACCTTATGGTAAATTATGATATGACTGTTCGTACAAATAAAAGTAAAATCGTTCAGTTTTCATATGGAGAAGATAATATTGATACTACTAAAGTTGAAACCCAGAATTTACCAATTGTTAATATGAGTGTTCAAGATATTTTCGCGCATTACAATATTCCGGAAGAGCACGGAAAAAATAAAACACTATCACATATATTTCTTAAAAACACAATGACAAGATATAAAAAACAATTGCCAGAAATGTTAAAATACTGTGCCAAGTACACTGATATGATGATTAAAATGAGAGACGCAATTATTAAAAATGTATTTGGTAATAAAGGAGATAGTGGAGTAAGTTGCCCAGTTGCGTTTTCATATGTTATTGGAAACATACAAGGACAAACCAATATTACAAGTTCATCATTAGTTGATATTACTCCAGTTGAAGCATTTGAATTAATTGAAAAAACATATGAGAATTTATTGAAAATTCATTATGCTCCACCAACGGCATTATTTAAAACATTGTATTATTATTATTTATCACCAAAAGAATTGTTAATTGTTAAAAGATTTAACAAAAATTCGTTAATAATATTACTAGATACAATTACTCTTGACTATAAAAGATCAATTGTTGCGCCTGGTGAAATGGTTGGGATGATTGCTGGCCAAAGTATTGGTGAAGTTTCTACTCAGATGACTTTAAATACATTTCATTTTGCCGGTGTCGCTTCTAAATCTAACGTCACCCGAGGTGTACCAAGAATTGAAGAAATATTATCTTTATCTGAAAATCCTAAGAATCCTTCACTAACTATCTTTTTAAAAGAGGAAGACGAAACACAAAAAGACAAAGCTCAATCAATTATGTATATGATGGAACACACAAAATTAGAAGAAGTTGTTAAGTCTGTTGAAATATGTTTTGACCCAGATAATTTGTCATCAGTTATTGAGGAAGATAAAGACACTGTTGAACAATTCAAAGCATTTGAAAATATGGTTGATGAATGTATGGAATCTAGTTTATCAAATGATGAAAATGAAAAATCAAAATGGATTATTAGAATGGTAATGGATCCTGAGATTATGCTTGAAAAAAATATTACAATGGATGATATTAATTTTACATTGAAAAATTCTTATGATTCACAAATTACTTGCG